TCTACGCTCTGGGTTTCACCTGGTTCTAAAAATACCTGGGAGCCTCCCATAGAAATAGCACACTTATGATGGAATTGATAAAAATATTTAAATAAGAGGAGTTATATCAATCTCAAAAGTGCTTTCTCTCCAACGATTTCCTTTTTCCTTATCAGTTGTATATGTTATTTTTTTTATACATTTTTTTAGTAGCATATTTTTTTGTAAAATATCTATATCTGGATTCTTTAAGGCTTCCACAGTATCTGTAAAGGATATAATTTTTTCTTGGTAGTCAATTTTAACGGGTTCTTGCACCTTTGCTTCTTGAAGTTTATCTAATAATACTTCACGCTCTTCTAATAACTTTTGCCGCCGCTTTTTGAATAATTCTGGAGTATAAATTTTGTTTTCTAACATTTCATATTGCGTTTCTTCTCGAACCTCTAGGTCTTGTAATTGTTTGTTTAAAACAGAAATAATTTGAGAGCGAACATTGAAGGAATTTCCGTCATCATTTTCTAATTTAACTTTAAAATCTTCAATATAGCATTCAAGAGCACTAATTATTTGATTTATAACATCTGTTGCTTTTGCTGATTTAGTATGGCAATTAGATTGATTATTGCATAAGTATCGAGGAGACTGCTTTTCGCTTCCGGCATTATTCTTATATGTCTTGTAACTCATTGCTCGGCCACAATTACCGCAAAATATTAATCCGGCCAAAGGGTTTATAAGTTTACTACTACTATGATTTCTTGGAGTCTTACCGTTGCACTCCTGGGCAGAATCAAAAAGAGTTTCATCAATGATAGCTTCATGAATGCCATCTGAAATAATAGAATCATTCAAGGCTATAGGCCTTGTTTTAAGTAAAGATTCGTTTTTATATTTCATTACAGTTTTCCTGCGATTCCATCTAACCTTACCAATATATACCGGATTGTGTAAAATTTCTTTTAAACTATATGGACTCCAAGAGGTAGATTTTCTAGGTTTTATGTTCATGGTATTTAATTTGTTTGCAATGGCAGCGTAACTCAGCGATTCATTTACATATAAATGGTAGATGAGCTGAACAACCGTTGCCTCATCAGAATTAGGCTTCAAAGTATTTACTGTGTGCTTATTTTCTTTGTAAGAATATTTATCGTAACCATACGGAGCGGTACTCCCAATATACTGTCCAGACCTTACAGAAGCAATACGTCCCCTAGCTTGAATCATTTTATAATATTCAAGATAATCAGAACCCTTATCTAATTCCATCTTGAACAACTTTAAATCAAAGTCATTATTCAAATCAAAAGTTTTATAAGGAGTGATGATTTTTGTATTAGTATATTTAAATACATTAATTAAATGCCCCTTATCAAGCAAATCTCCACGTGTTAAACGTTGTGGATCAACAACAAATACCCCTTTAATTTTTTTTGACTCCATCACTTTTAATATCTGAGATATAACAGGTCTATCTGTGATTGTTTCGCCAGATACAACCTCTCGAAAGATTTTATCTTCAGGAATACGATTGCCTAAAGTGCGTTCAGCGAGTGACTGGAGTTCTGATTCGTGTTTTGCAAATACTTCTTCTAAACTAGATTTTTCGCTATCTGCACGAGACTTTCTCAAATAGATTACATAAGTTTCATTTTCCTGCATTTTGAAACACCTCGCTTAAAATTTAAAATAAACATCCAATTTGACTTTTGAGTGATATCTTACTCCCTCTATATCATAATCAATTCTTTCTATACATTTCTTTAATAAATGATTTTTTTCTTTTGGGGGCATAGATTCATCTTTTAAAGCAAGAAGCGCATCTTTAAAACGCATTTTCTTGTCGTTACAAGATTCAGGAGGGGGTATCAGGGAAAGAGTGTTGATTTTGCCAATGATTTCTTGTCGTTTTTTCTCTAACTCTGCATGGCGTTGTGTGAAAACACTGGTTGAATATACTTTTGTTTCAAGTAGTTCAAATAAAGTATCCTCTTTATTGTTCAGTCTAGTTAATTCCTGACGCAATTCTCTAATTTTTTCGTCTGAACCAGATGAATTACAGTTATGAAAGGTAATATCAAAATCATCTATAGCACACTGAATTGTGTCAATAACAGCCTCTATTACTAAATCATATCTCGATGATTGAACATCGCATAATTTGTTAGGGCATGCATAACGATGTCCTCCTCGTGATTCTGCTACATTTAGTCTTGATATTTTTCTGCCGCATCTTTTACAGTACATAATTCCGTAAAGTGGATTTTTTAAAGAACGGTCATTCGTAAAGGATTTATTTTTAGACAGACGTTCCTGAACAGACATAAACAAACCGTGATTAACTATTGCATCATGCTTCCCATCAAATAATAGATAATCGTGTCTTTCGGGGCGATATTTTTTTAATTTTCCATCTTCCATTACCGTTTTATTGGGGGTAAATCCCCATCGTATTTTTCCGTCATACACAGGATTTGATAAAATCCGTTTCACGCTTCCTTTAGTCCATATCTGCTTACTAGGAGGTATATATCCTTCTGCATTTAATTCGTTTGTAACCCCACATATTGTTTTCCCTTCGGCATACTTCTGGAATATTATTCGCACGATTCTGGCTTCATCCTCTATGGGTTCTAAAGTGGTTACCTTGCCATAACGTACTTTTCTATAGCCAAAAGGTGGAATAGGTTGAATGAAATTACCAGCTCGCACAGATGCCAGCTTTCCTCTTGCTTGAACCATCTTATAATAATCCAGGTAATCGGCCCCGTGATTCAATTCCATTTTCAGTAATTTCATATCTGTTCCGGTAGTATCGTTTAAGTCATAAGTCTTATAGGGCGTTACAATTAAAGTATTAGTATATTTAAATGCATTGATTATATGCCCTTGGTCTAATAAATCACCACGAGAAAGCCTCTGAGGGTCAACAACAAGGACGCCTGCTATTATTCCAGATTCCATCATTTTTAAGATTTCTTTCATCAAAGGCCTGTCTTTGATGGTTCCACCAGAGACTACTTCTCTAAAAATATATTTTTCAGGAATAAGCTCGCCAAATTCACGCTTGGCAAGGGATTGAAGTTCTTCTTCATGTCGCTTTAAAATATTTTCAACATCTTGATTATATTCGTCAGCACGCGATTTTCTGAGATACATTAAATAAATGCCTTTTGAATCATTATAGTTCATTGATTACCTCCCTAAAAAAGGGTATAAAAAATACACCCTATGCAAACAGCAGGATGTATGATATAATTTATTTGAGTTTATATATCAGTCATCCTATGATTGATAAGTTACGAATCCGGTATTGCCAGTACCGGATTTTTTTATTTATAGGATTATTATACAGCCTACAGAACATATGTGCAATATAAAAATGCGAATCAAGCAAAAAGGTGCCTCAGAAGGTTTCGGATATGCGAAAACCAGTCTTGGGGTAGGTTTTTTGCACAAAAACGCATGTTTTTTGATGTAATCTGTAAGGTTTTCCGTAAAAGAGCATGTCATATTCTATAAGAGGGGAGGCTTCTGGAAACCTCAATATGCGATTTTTTTAGTCTGTATACTGAAAAATGCGTATTTAGTCAGAAAGCTGACTACAAAAAAGAAAAGAGCAGCGGATGAACTGCTCTTTTGGTATATAAGAAATAATAGTAATTGTGCCGGCGCAATTACTGAAGTTTGGCTCCTTTACTACGGTTACATCGCCAACATAATGTTTGTAAATTATCCTCCGTAGTTAATCCGCCTTTGGAAACAGGAACAATATGATCTATTTCAAGTAATAAATGTGGCTCCTGTTCGACAGACACCCCGCATTGCTTACAAGTATAATGATCTCGTTCTTTGATATGTTGACGGAGTTTGCTGGTCATCAAAGCACGTTGTCCTGCAACGCTCTTATTAAATTTAATTTTTTCAGATAAAAATAAAACGAATTTATTTAGGTTTTCAATATCCATAACAACATCACAATGCATGGAAGCATTTCCACCAGAACTGACATATTCAAACACATATTTTGGGAAATATGCGGTACTCATATCTATTTGTTCAAATCCCAATTTTTTCTCTAATTTCTTCTTGCTAAATTTTCTGATGAAAGTTGGAATATCGTTTTTTATGCTCTCAAGAATTTTTTTCTTTTCTTCTTGTAAATGATGCTTACCTTCTTCAGCAGCCTCAAAATTATTTAAGATGTTTTCAAAATATGAAAGCTCCTCTTCAGTTGCCTTAATACCGAAATATTTGCAAACATATTCAAAAGGCTTCTTTTGAGCATTACTACACACGCTGCGAGAGCAATGGTGTACGTTTGGAGCGTATTTCTGCTCTTTTAAATGCTTTCTTTTATAATTCCAAGAACTGGAATCTTGATAGGATGCATTTCCGTAGTCCAACTTATTAGATATCAAATCTGTATTTTTTAAATCTTCGATATGCTCATTTAATTCGTTGCAATCAGTAATGTAAGTATTTATACGTTCTTTTATTTCTATGAATTTTGCACTTTTATAATAAAAAGATTCATAAATTTTCCAGCCAATAATAGCGATTACGATAAGTAAAAGAAATGGCCAAATTACACTTAGTAAATAATAGATAGCATACATAACGATTGCTATAGCTATTAAGCCGATAATAAATTCCATAAGTTTCCTCTCCTTTGTAGTTACATGAATTAAAATTTTTATACTTTAATGGAAATTAATAGTTACAAGCATAATTATACAACAAAATATGTGAAACGTATATAAGAATCAAAAGATTTTATAAGTGATTTTGTGAAAATGCATGAAAATAAATTTTTTTGCAAAAAATGCCGACAAAACGAAAAATTTATACATATTGAATGGGCGCAAACGAACTGGCAATTCATTTGTGAATTTAATTGTGTATTATTTTTTTCTTACAAAAATTCTTTTGATTTTAAATTTAGTACACTGATTTCGAAAGGAGGAAAATGTTAATTTATCGAATCTGTCATACTATTAATATCAGGGAAAAGTTACTAATTGACGTACAAATGTTCGAGCGGTATAATTGTAGCAAGAAAACGAATGAATGTTCTTAGTTGTATAGAATTCTGAAAAAGAGCAAAAACTAAACCTCATTAATAGAAAGGAGAATGGTAATGAGGGTGCTTTTAACAGAAGCCATGCAAGAGAAAAAAATATCTTTTCGAGGCTTAGAAAAATTAACAGGAATTAGTCATTCAACTTTAAATGATATTGCTACAGGAAAAATAAGTCCCCGATTGGATGTATTAGAAATAATTGCTGAGAAATTGGAAATGACAATATCGGATTTATATGAATCACCATATAAGTAAAAAAGTGTCCGTGTATACGGACACTACTACATATCCTTGATAAAGTATGATAAAATAATCATATAATGTATCGAAAAATGAACCATATTAGCGGAAGAATGTGAAAGGAGTAAAAGCATGGATAAAACAAAGAAAGATTCAGAGATATTGACACATCAAAAAAGAATAACAGAAATGATATATAGTATTGATAATTTGATATTTTTAAAGAAAATAGAGGATTACATAGAAATACCATATAGACTTGCCAAAAAAGAGAAGGAGGATTAATCCCCCTTCTCTTTTTTGGATATTATTCTTTCCGCCATTTTGTACGCAATCTCTTGTAATGCTTTTCTACTAGAGGCATCTAATTCGGCATAAACCTCAATGAAATCTTTTATAAATTCATCGTTTCCAAAAGATATGTCACTCAATATTTTATCAAGAGATAATTTATCAAACATATCACCTTTTCCAGTGCGAATCCATTCCTCATTGATAACAAATCCGTTTTTTTTCCAGTCTTTTAGCATAACAATATGAGAGTCCTGTACCTTCCTGCGGCCCGCTTCTAAATCGCAAACGCCAGATTTAGAAATGTGCAATATTTCCCCGAATTCTAATTGACTCATTCCTAAAGCTTTTCTGAGTTCACGCATCCGATTATTGATAGGTTCCATCGCTTGCACCTCCCAAATTGATGATAACAAAAGTAAAATGCAAAGTCAATAGAAAAAGTTCTGAAAACAGAACAAAAGAGTATTGACAAATTCTGAATTAAGTATTAATATGTACTTGAAACAGAACGATGAAAGGAGTAGAAAGCTATGAAACCTTTAAACGATGAGATGAAAAAAGAAATCACAGAAATTTCAGAAATTTTTTTATCACTGCCCAAAGTAGACCGGCTCATTTTGCTGAATAATGCTATTGCTTTTCAGACACTTAGAAAAATTGAAAGCAATGCTAAATCTCGGATTCGGGATAATGAGAAAGTAGGATAGGAGGGAAAATTAACTTGGGAAAGATATTATCACAACTTATTGGTATACATGAGGAACTTAAGGAGATAAGAGAAAAGCTTCAAATCATCGAAGATAATTTGAAGCCAGATTCTAAAATTGATGGGAAAGCTATTTATCAAGCTGTTCAGAAATCCATTCATGATAACGCTTAAGAATCTGCATTGTCATCATGGTGTTTTGGATATTGATTTTAGTTCCGAGAATGGTATTAGGAATCATATTCTCAGTTTCAACGGAATTAGCTCTTTCATTAGCAATGTCAGCAAAATTAGCAAAATCCTCTTCGGTAAGAGAAGTCCAAAATTCCTCAAATGATTTCATAGTTGCATCTCCTTTCTTATGTATTCGGGTATGTAAGTATCCCGTAATAATATAATAGAGGAAATGTAAAAAAATGTCAATAAATATTTGGGTGAAAAGATGAGAAATTAGCCTATATGGGAAGGTCCGAGAAAGCAGGATAGGAGGGAGATAATTAATCAAGAACCAATAAAAATAGAAGACAGACAAGCTGTTGTACATAAACATGAATATGAACATAAATGAGGAGCAATTGAATGGAAAAAGAAGTAATCACTTTGGAACGTGAAAATTGTGTTATTCGTATTCACAGGCCTGATATTCCGGAGGAAGAAAGACAACGGAGAATGGAAGCGTTTAAGCAGGCAGCCGCAACATTTATGAAGGCTGTTTACAGACAAAACCAAGGAATATGAAAAAATGTGCCTGCGGGAGCGGCAACTCCCGATTGGGCACATAGATAATAACTCAGTTGAATTATAACTCATTAAGATGAAAAAGAAAAGGAGAAACCACATGATTAAAGCAAATTTAAAGAAAAATATCATCGAAGTAGCCGGAAACGACATGGATCATCTGAGTGAGCTCACGGCACTTACATGGGAGCTGAAGGAAAGATATCCAGAGTTGCGCGGGCTGATGAAGGAATCATTTGACACGGTTATGAATGCAAAAGAACGTCCGATTTTTGAATCGGAAGAGAAATTTACCCGGGATATGCGAGAACTCTTTGGAGCGACGAACGAACCGGAGGAATCCGTATCGCTGGATGAAGAAGATGTTGAATATATTCTTCTCAAAATTGTGGCATTAAAAAACACTGGCAAAGAAGCATCTTGTGACTTTTATAGCAACGGAAATGTTACCGTATGGATTTGGCGCAAAGATTCTAAGGAAAAACGGTATATAGATAAATCGTTTGATTTTTATTTATACGAGAAGGGAAGAGTCGCAGAGACATCGCGCGAAGTTTATAACGAATGCATTAAGTACTTAGAGCAGTTGGCAGGTGAGGAAGATGATAATTAATTTTCTACTTTATAAATACAGCCAAAATGAATCGGCTCTTGAACAGGAGCCTACATCGTTTCTACTACTGAGACGCAAGGCAGCTTTGGCAGAGTTAATCGCGATGGATATGAAAAAGAATGGAGTATTCCAAGAAAAATAAAGAAAATCCAGTGAAGATTATTCGCTGGCAAGATGGAAGCTTAGAGTGCTTCTGTGGAACAGAAGCAGAAGCAGAGGTTTATGCAGAGCAAAGAAGCAAAGTGATTAAACAGAATTATGTGATTGTATGAAAAAGAGGAGCCAAACATTTGACTCCTCTTAAGCAAATACCAAGATGGTACACACTAAATAACGATATCTAAAGTGTACTATCTTAAAACAATAATGTCAAGAAAAACCGGGGTAAAAGACCCGGATGGAACTTGAACAACGTATTAAAGATAGGCTCTGAGGATATTGAAATATGAGTTATACAAAGAAAATATACAGGACAAAAAACGGAATAGATGTAGAGGAGATGCACACCTATAGATACCCTAGCCCAGGTGCGAAAAGAGAGAAAAAGAAAAAATCTACTCCAGAGCAGATGGCAAAGGTAAATCAGAAGAATAAAGAGAAGAAGTGTCGTAGGAAATTGATGCAATATTTTTCCGAGGGAGACTACTTTACTTGCTTGACATACCAGAAAGAGAACAGACCTCAAGATATGAAAGATGCCAAGAAAGACTTTTCTGATGCAATGAAAGTAATACGCAGAGAATACAAAAAGAGAGGGGAACAAGTAAGATGGATTCGAAATATTGAGGTGGGAACCAGAAATGCCTGGCATGTACATTTGGTAATAAACAGAATTCAAGATACTGATTTGATTCTTAGAAAAGCATGGAGTAAGGGAAAAGTGATAAATCAGTTGCTATATGAAAGAGGGGGATTTCGAAATTTAGCAGCTTACATAACAAAGACTCCTCAGACAGATAAGCGTCTTAGAGAGACAAGCTATTCGACCTCACGCAACCTACCATTGCCGGAGCCAGAGCGGAAAGTATATATCAGGTGGAAAACGTGGAACAAGATTCGGATTCCGAAAGGGTACTATGTGGATCCAGATTCTGTTTATGAGGGAATCAATCCTATTACGAACTATCCGTACAGAGAGTACACATTACTAAAGTTGAAAAGGAGGGAATGATGGAAGTACATATCTACATAGGGACGGACAGTAAAGCCCCAAAGTCATGTACAAGAAAGTACGGATATGTACTGGAATGTAATTTGAGAGGGACACCATGGACAAAGGAAAAGTTCGGAGAAGCGGCCGGAACGTATCACAGCATAGTCCTTCGTGCACTTATCGAAGCAATGAAAAGGCTGACAAAACCAAGTGAAGTACATATCCACACAGAGGATGTGTATATCCTGTCCATGCTGGAAAACAATGTGGATAACTGGGCAGAGAACGGCTATCTCACATCAAAAGGGGAACCGGTGAGCAACGCTGATCAATGGAGGGAACTTCACGATATTGCGCAAAATCATTTGCTCCTGTCCGAACCGGGCAAACATACCTACACAAAATGGATGATAGAAAGGATGAAGAAAGATGTTTGATAAATTTGGGGAAATGAGCAGTTACAAAGAGATCAACACCCTTGCAGAAAATCTGTTTAATGAGGGAGATATAAAGAGTTTAAAGAAAATGGCGAAAGAAAATGGAATTTCAGGGGATTTCGTGGAACTTTACCTGTCTGGAGATATCGCAGAATTATGCAATGCAGAAACAGCAGCATTCGGCAAGATCGACATTGAAGCGGCCGAACTTAAGGGAAAAGGCATCATGGAGGACTGGATAGAGTATATCCGCGCGCAGATTACAGATAACAACAATTTAGCCCTTCAGGTACGAAAGAAAGGGAAAAGCTTAAAAGGGTGCATCGCCGCATTGCTTGCCTGGTCCTTTAAAAATCAAGTACCGGTAGATAAAGAAATCTTAAAAGCAGCCGGAGTGACAGCTGGAAAAGTGACACTGGGCATTCCAGCTATGGGAAGAGCAAAAGAAATCATCAGAAATTATTATCTCGGAGGCGGAGCAAGATGAAAAAGAAAGCAATCGAGAAAATCCCCTACCAGACAGTAGAAAAAGTGGCAGAAAAATATACCCATGTGGTAGCGGTGTTCACACGGGAAATATGCGGGATTTCGCATCTTTTTGTTGAATTGTATGAAAATAAAAAGGGCTCTCTTACAGTGCCTTACATGCGAGCGGTATTCACGGAACACGACTGGGGACTTTATTTTCCGAATAATAAAATCTGGAGTGCTGCAGCACCCAGAGAAATGTACTGTTATGAGGATAAAACTTATATATCAGAAAAAAACACAAAAATGATCTGGAATACTGTCGAAAAGACACGTCCGTTCGACAAAAAATATCCTTGTTGGGTGAGTAGATTAGTAAGGCTAACAAGCAAAATAGAAGATGAACGCCGGATAAAGGCGATGGAGAAAAGAGAGAGACGCCTTCAAGATCGGATTTTAAACGTACCAGAAGAACCTGCAGACTTGAAAGACTATGTAGAAGGATTATTCAACCATGAACATCGTCTTTATTACAAAAGAAAAGGACGATATGCAGATGTTTATTGCACAGCCTGCGGCGGAGATTGCACGAAAGCAATAAAGCAGGGAGAAAGTTTTGAGGCACAATTCGAATCCACTATCCCAGTGCCGAAGGAGGGCCAAACAGGCATCTGCCCGTTATGTGGTGCAACCGGAATATATAAGGCAAAAGGAAGATGGATACAAATAAAAAGCCCGGAACAACTAACAAGATACTTCTTTGTCGCGCAACAATACAAAGGAGATGGGGCGGTATTAAGATACTATGAAGCTGTGAAAGAATTCGACCTAGTCGAAAACGAACACGTGCAGGCAAAAGAGCAAACTACGATTATAGAAATTTCAAGAGAGTTTTTCGAAAAAGGGAAAAAGCCTCAAAAAGATTTTCATGTATACGACAGCTGGAACGGAAAAAATAGATGGATTGATTGCAATATACAGGGAAACAACAGCATAGGAATTTCTCCGGGAAGAATCTATCCTGGAAGTTATGTAAATTTAAAAGAAACTTGTTTACGGTATTCAGAAGCAGAGGAGTATGCAAAGAGGCATTTTAGATACAATTTGTTCAAATACATTGAAACGTATCTTAAGTTCCCCCAGATAGAGCTGTTTTCAAAAGCGGGTCTTTACGGGATAGTCGAAGGATTAGTAAATCGGTCAGAAGATTTAAATATTAATCCATTAGCAACAAAACTGAAAGATTTTTTCAAAATTTATCCGGAGAGAGTTAGCGACTTGATAAGACAAAAAGGAGACGTGCAATATTTAAAAGTATATCAGAAGGAGAAAGAGTTAGATTCTCGCCTCAAAGCTCACAGATCTTCTCACAAGAATCTAAACCAGAAGGAAAAAGGATTGAGATTTACAAAAAGACAGATAGATGCAATCAAGGCATGTCAGCTCGCAGATCATCTGAGTGTAGAATTTTTAGAATATACCGGACTCGACCGCCTGATCAACAATATAGAACGCTATGCCGGATGTGAAGCGGTAGCAGATATCTGCAGTTCTGCCGAGTTACACCTTGAAGCAGTTACGAGAAGATACTTTGACTATATCAATATGCGCGTACAACAAGGATATGACTTACACAATTCTATTTATCTTTTTCCGCGTGATTTAAATACAGCTCACGAGGAAATGACAGAAGAGGTCAATAAAGAAAAAATTGAAAAGAGAAATAAAGAGATTACCTTGAAATACCCAGACATTGCGAAAAACTACCGTAAACTATGTTACCGGTATTCCTACAAAACAGAAAAGTATCTCATTCGCCCGGCCAGAAGCGCAATAGAGATAGTTAGGGAAGGACGCGTGCTACATCACTGCGTTGGTGGCGACAATTATCTAAGTGGACACAACAACGGAAAAAGCTATATTTTATTTCTTCGTAAAAAGGACAATCCAGAAGAACCTTACATAACGATTGAGATACGAGGGAACGAGATTGTACAGTGGTACGGAGCTTATGACAAGAAACCAAATAAAAAGTTTATTGATGGGTTATTGAAAAAATACACAAAGGAAGTCGAAGAAAGATTAAAACGCCCGACTATGGCAGCGGCAGTATAGGAGACAGATATGGAATACAAACAAATCACACTCGCAGAGTGGCTAGATATCAAACAGAAATTAAAAGAGAACATCTCATCCGCAAAGGATAAGCTGAACGGCCTAAAGAAAGATTTTGTCCGTATTGGTTACCTATTGCGCAAAATAGATGATAACGAATTATACAGGCAAGATGGCTATAAAAGTATCGCAGAATTTGCCAAGGCAGAATGTGGCTTATTTCCGTCAGATACAACAAGATTCATTCAGATAAACAAAAAATATTCCGTAGATGGAAATTCTGAAGAACTTCGGCCGGAATTTTTAGAGTACGGCCAAAGTAAGCTTGCGGCTATGCTGGCCCTGCCTGATTCCGACTTAAACATGATCACCCCGCAGACGAGCAGGGAAGACATTAGAGAATTAAACCGTTTTAACAAGTCGGATCCGGAACAGGGAGCGGATGACGACATAGACCGGCTTATCAGAGACTTCTACATATCTCAAGAACTTGTAAGAAAAGCGGTAACGGTAAAAGATGACCCCAAAGCCTTACGAGAGTTAATCGCTCCAAGCGGTAGCCGGTCTTTCCGGAAGGGCATTTGGTTTATCCTGTTTCATGAGAACAAGATAAATATCAAAAAATACTCCGGGGTAGCAAAAGAAATATCCTGGGAAGAATTTGCCGCAATAACGGCTAAAATCCTAGAAAAGTACGAGCCAGAAGAGGAGAACACAGATGGATTTAAGAGAGGTAGCGAAGGCGACAAACAAGACAGAGCTGGAAGTAGAAGAGATGATACTGAAGCTGGAGGAGATATCAGAAAGCTGGAAGAGAACACACCAGAGCCTACACAGAGCGAAACGGAACATGAAACCGATAACAATATCCCAGAAGAATCCAGAGAAAAAGATATGGGATACACAGAGAAACCAGCGAGAGAAGAAAACACCGAAAAAGAAACAATTGCGCCGGCGCAAAAATCGCCAAAACCCGCATTAATCCCAAGTGAGGAAGCGGTTTTAAAAGAGAATAAAATCATCCGTTGGGAAAAAATGAAATTCATGTCTATCCCAGAAGTGTCCGAATTATTATACTTGGGATACAAAAGCCGCCACCTAACCTTTAACAGCATCACAGAAGTAGAAAACTGGCTGAGTGAGGAAATGGAAAAATAGCTGGACAACCTCCAGAGGTTTTACATATTACACGAAACTTATCAACGGTTCCATGAACTATATGCCATTGTTATTCCTCCGGAATAAATCCGGAGGAGAAAGGAGTCGAAATGTTTTTGAACCCTAAGATTTTAAAAAAGTTATTAAAAGAAGCGTATAAGCATAGAAGCCTTTATCTTGCTTGTAAAACAGAAAGCTTATATATAGCAGCAGGATATTGGGAGATGGAATTTTTAAAAGAATACATCCCAAAAGAAACATTAGGAGATATTGTAGCACTTTCAGGAATGCTTCCAGAAGATGGACAGCGGTATCAAGTCTTAGAATCAGGTAATCAGTTAGAGACTGGATTGCCACTTGAAATAAAAAAATATGTGGATATGCGCCCAACAGAAGTGACAAATTGGTTAACTGTTTCAAGCGCAAGCAGAATGTTGCGGGTATTGCAGGATGCGTCTGGTGAAACCAAACTGGTAGATGATACATGCGTAAAAGCAGTAGACAGTAGTTATTGCGAAACAGAGAAAGGAGAAACAGCTCCAGCACCCCCTACTTATAACGAGTGGTCTGTTGTATGGGGAAATAATGTTGGTAAATTCAGAGTAATGCTTCACCGGATGGATGAAGACAAAGAGGGAGTATTACAACAATTAGGAATGGTAGATCTGAGGAGGAATCCTGATTGAAAAAACGAAAGAAACATAAATCGAGTATATTACAACAAAAGGGAGAACCTTGTTACCTCTGCATGAAATTAAAACCAATTCGAGAGTGGAGACGAGCAGTACACGAACACCATATATTTGGCGGTTCGAACAGAAACAAGTCGGAAGCGGAAGGATTAAAAGTTTATCTTTGCCTGGAACATCATATCAGTGGCAAGGAAGCGGTACATAACAATGCTGAAATGATGAGATTACTTAGAGAAGATGGACAAAGAGCTTTCGAACAGAAATATACAAGAGAGGAGTTTATAAAGATGTTTGGTAAAAATTACTTAGAAGAATGAAAGGCGATAAAATGAACGATTTAATGATTTTTGAAAATGCAGAATTTGGGAAAGTACGAACTATGAATATCAATAATGAACCATGGTTTTGTTTATTGGATATATGTAAGGCTTTAGAAATTAAAAATATTAGTCAGCTGAAAACTAGACTGAATGGAGATGGGGTCATTATTAATGAGGTCATCGATAACGTAGGAAGAAAGCAAAATGCAAACTTTGTGAATGAGGCTAATTTGTATAAAGTTATTTTTCAGAGCCGAAAGGCATCTGCAAATAGATTCATTGACTGGGTAACGGGAGAAGTTCTCCCATCTATTCGTAAAAACGGTGGGTACATAATGAATCAGGAATGTATGACTCCAGAAGAAATCATGGCTGCTGGATTAAAAGCAGCGCAGAAGATAATTGAGAGTAAAGACAAAGAGATTCATCGCATGAAACCCAAGGAGATTTTTGCAGATGCCGTGACATCTAGCTATTCATCAATTCTAATTGGAGAGTTGGCGAAAATTTTAAAACAAAATGGAATCGAGATAGGTCAGAAGCGGCTGTTTCAATGGATGAGAGACAACGGTTACTTAATTAAGCGGAGTGGATCAGAGCATAATATGCCAACGCAGCGGAGTATGGAACTTAAAATTTTAGAAATCAAAGAATCAATAATTACTAATCCTGATGGTTCGACAAAGATAGTTAAGACTACGAAGGTAACAGGAAAAGGTCAGCAATATTTTATTAATAAATTTTTAGAGAATAAATAGTTATTATTCCCCGGTTACGGCCGGGGAGAAAGGAGACATAAGATGGATTATGAGAAAATTTATGAAGCACTTAGACTAATACAAGAAACGTGTAGCGGCAAAACCGGAGTCGATTGTTGCCAAAAGTGTCCATTAGGGAGAGAAGATGGCACTTGCCACATAACAGGAAGAATTCCAGAAAATTGGAATATTAAAAAGCCGGATCCAGTTATGAGATTAATGGAGTGATTATGAGGCACGATTATAGGATTTTACATGATATGCTAATCAATGGAAGGATAGACACGAACGAATTTAAAGAACGGATAGATGCAATCAAACCGGATACATATATGAACTTATCAGAGAGGTTCATGAAAGGTGAAATAGGCGAAGAAGAGTTCGTGGAGCGGTACAATAGGTTAATCGAACAAGATGCTGAAAAACACTGGGAACCAATTAGACCGCATGAACATATATAAGGAGATGGGGCAAATGGATAGAAGAAATCACGAACATTACAAAGATACAACGGCACACGATGCAATCAAAGCAGCAGACAAGCCGCCGGATTCCCTTATAAAAACGATTGAAGCAATGAGAGCGGTAGCGAGGGTCGGAGGATTTAAAGTATTTGGTAGAATCAAGCTTCGTGATGAAGAAACAGGCAAAATTTATAGATAGCAGGAGGTGTTTGACTTGAATGTAAAACAGGTTTTAAATGATTATGTAGATGCCTGCGAACTTGTTAGAGAAACAGAGGAAGATATTGAAGCATTACAAAATGAAGAGTCAATGATGACTTCGGATAAAGTAAAAGGAAGTATGAAAGAGTATCCATACATAGGAAAAAACTTTAACATTAAAGGTGCTGACAGAAGACAAGTCGAACATTTAAGAAAAAAGCGATTAATTTTAAATGAGAGAAAGGAGAAAGCGGAGGAGACAAAGTTGCAGGCATTAGAAATTATCAATACAGCTCCACCACGTATTCAGAGAATTATTCGATATCGCTACATGGAGAAATTAACATGGAAAGAAGTAGCAGAAAAAATGGATATACGAACTACAGAAAAGAGTGTTCAGAAGGAATTTGAAAGATTTCTTAAAAATTTTTAAAAGTTTGTCGCAAATGTCGTACATGTCGCAAAGAAGTGTGATAAAGTTTAAAATGGAAGAGGAAGCAGGAACAGAAGTTTCCTTTTTCACTATCTTTTGTGAGGAAAACTGCCAGAGAGACACCCTGTATTTTTTTACAGGGTGTTTTTCTTATGCAATATTAGTAGTGAATTGAATGAGAGGTGGTGAGGTTGGAAAAGAAAACGAAAGCCGATTCCGCTTTTGCAGATTATTTAAGCGGGATGAAATATAAAGATATTGCAGAAAAATATGGTGTGACTGTAAACACTGTGAAGTCATGGAAAACAAGATACGGATGGTCCAGAAATAAAGAAAAAGGTGTGCACACAAAAAAGAAAAAAGTGTGCACACAAAAAGAACAGGAAAATCCTTTATCTTATCAAAAAGAAAATGATGAAATAACAGAGATTATGGGAAACTCCGAATTGACCGATAAACAAAGACTTTTCTGTATTTATTATGTGAGATGTTTTAATGCTACAAAAGCATATCAAAAAGCGTACGAATGTAGCTATGAAACGGCAGTGGCCAATGCTTACAGAATGATGGGAAATGATGGAATAAAAAAAGAAATCCACAACCTCAAACAAAACCGTCTTAATCGGGAATTTCTGTCAGAAGAAGATATATTTCAAATGTACATGGATATTGCTTTTGCAGATATTACAGATTATGTTTCGTTTGGTAGAGAAACAGTAGAAGTAATGGGAGCTTTTGGACCAGTACAGGTAAAAAACGAAAAGACTGGCAAGAAAGAAATTCTAAAAAGAGAGATAAACACAGTTCGTTTTAAAGAATCTGATTCCGTAGACGGAAGATTGATCAGCGAGATAAAGCAGGGAAAAGATGGAGCAAGTATAAAACTGGCCGACAGGATGAAAGCCCTGCAATGGCTGTCAGATCATATGGATCTTGCAACAGAAGAACAGAAAGCAAGAATAGGAGTATTGAAAGCAAAGGCTAAAGTTGATGATCAGATATCTGTAGAGGATAAGGTGGCTAAGCTATTCGAAGCGATAGGCGGTGAGCTAGATGCTGAATCTGAATAATATTTATACGCAGAAGCAGATAGATATACTGAAAGCCTGCCAGAATACAGATTGGTTTATGCTGATCAATCATGGGGCGAAGCGTAGCGGTAAGACACAGCTAGACAATGATATATTCTTGCAGGAACTCATGAGGGTTCGGGGAATAGCAAATAAACTTGGGATAGATACTCCACAATACATTCTTGCAGGATATTCTTTTTCAAATATTCAGAAGAATATCCTCATAGAGCTATCTAATAAATATGGATTTGAATTTAAGTTTGATAAATACAATAATTTCACATTATTTGGTGTAAGGGTTGTGCAGACTTCGCATGGTTCGATATCTGGCTTGGGACGAATCCGAGGCATGACAGCTTTTGGAGCTTATATTAATGAGGCATCACTTGCAAATCAGGAAGTATTTGACGAGATTAAAGCAAGATGTAGCGGACCAGGAGCAAGAATTATTGCCGATACTAACCCAGACCATCCGGAACATTGGCTACTAAAAGACTACATCCAGTCAGAAGCGGCTGGGATTATGAGTTTTCATTTCCGATTAGATGATAATACGTTCTTGGATGAAAGATATGTGCAGCAGATCAAAGAAACAACCCCCAAAGGGATGTTTTATGATAGAGGTATTAATGGATTATGGGTATCGGGAGAAGGAGTTGTTTATCCGGAATTTGATAGAAATGTCCATGTAATCACGAGAGAACAGGCAAACAAGATAATATTTGACCGGTATTTTGCTGGTGTGGACTGGGGCTGGGAGCATTATGGAGCAATTGTTGTAATCGGAGTAAAAGGTGATGAGTATTACATCATAGAAGAATATGCAGCACAGCATAAATATATAGGCGAATGGATAAAGAGAGCAAAGGATGTTACCAGAAGATATGGTAACATCCCTTTTTATTGTGACCCGGCCAGAACGGAGCATATCTCAGCTTTTCAGAAAGCGGGAATATCCGCATATCTGGCAAGCAACAGAGTGCTGTCAGGAATCGAAGCGGTTGCAACGCTTATGAACACAAAGAAGTTTTTTATTATTTATGATGAGTGTCCAAGATTTCGGGAAGAGATTTATAAGTACGTGTGGAAAAAGAACACAGGAGAACCATTAAAAGAGAATGACGATGTTCTTTGCGCAATCCGATACGGCATTTACTCCGATATGACAGTAAGAGAGATAGAAACTCCACAAAAACAGATACAGAACGCAAAGAGATTGAGAGGTATGTTGCGATGAGCGAGGAAACATTACATGTAAATGAATTTGAGAAAGATACAAAACCGGTGTATCGTTCTGAAAGAAATTTACAACAGAGATATGAGCCGGAAGCCAACTTCTCGTATCGCGCTCATAGTGCGGAAGAGATTTTGAGTGATAAAGCATTATTAAGAGAAATGATAATGAATCATCATGAAGTGCAGTGTCCAAGACTTGCGGCATTAGATGATTATATCAAAGCCAGAAATCCAACGATTTATAATGCGGAGCGGCGAAGGACAGAAAAAGAAAAGGCAGATTACAGAGTGGCTCACAATTTTGCTAAGATTATCAATGTATTTGACGTAGGATACAACACCGGGGTTCCAATAAAGAAGGTCAGCGAAGATGATAAGATTAACGAGATGATAAAAGAATATGACCGGGTAAATGATGTTGAAGCACTGGATGCGGAGCTGTGGAGAGATTTCCGCAAGTATGGAAGGGCCTATGAACTACAGTATCGTAACCAGAATGATGAGGATAGGTCGGTGATTAGTAATGTGTTTGAGACGTTCGTATGTTATGGATTAGATGTAGAACGCACGCCTTTGTTTGCCGTAAGGTATCCGAAGTACAAGATCGGACAGGAGGAAAGAGTATCCATAACGGTCTATACAGATGCAGAGACCATTACATATAAACAGACCACTGTAAACATTCTCAATCTGGAAGAAGAAAGCAGAGAGCCACATTACTGGGGAGAGGTCCCCATCACAGAATATTCCCCAGATAGATATCGTCAAGGCGGCTATGAGGATGTCACCTCTTTAATAGATTTATATGATGCAGCGGAATCGGATTCTGCAAACTATATGAGTGATTTTAACGAGGCAACACTTGCAATCACAGGCGATCTTGACATGAACAGATATACTGTTCAGGACATGATTGATATGAAAAATGCGAATATGCTGCTTTTGAGTAATGGAATCAATCCGGACGGGAGTAAAACGCAGACAGATGCCAAGTACATCTATAAACAATATGACGTAACAGGAGCGGAAGCCTACAAGGAACGCTTACAGAAAGATATTCACAAGATATCCTTCGTGCCAGACCTTACGGATGAATCGTTTGCTGGAACACAGTCAGGAGAAGCGATGAAGTACAAACTCTTTGGCTTCCAGCAAGTATGTAAAACGAGCCAGAGAGGGTTCAAAAAAGGATTGATGCGCCGCTATCGCCTGCTTCTTAATATCAAGAATTTTGTACAAGAAGCGGATAATGCAGACTTAGGAGAATTACAGATTGTCTTTACCCCAAATCTCCCAAAGGCTATTCTGGAAGAATTGAAAGCTTTAGCGGATGCCGGAGCACAGTTTAGCCAGGAAACTTTACTGGGACTTGCCTCTTTTATCGAAGATGCACAGACAGAAATGGAAAAAGTAAAACAGGAGGAAGAGGAAAACAAAACGGATCTAGTATTGAATCAAATGTTTTCTCCGGTACAGAGCAGTGCAGAGGAAGAGGTGAGAACGGATGAAGGAGAATCCTAGTCGCTCGTATTGGAAGGAACGAGAGGAACAGGCAAGAAAGGAACGTGCGAAACGGGAAAAAGGATATCAGGAAGAAATCAAAGAGATATATGAAGATATGCTCGATGATGTACAAAAGGAAATAGATTCATTCTATGCAAAGTATGCAAAAAAAGAAGGAATCTCTATAGGAGAGGCAAAAAAGAGAGCTTCTAAACTTGATATTGAAGAATATGCTCGCAAAGCCAAGAAGTATGTAAAGTCAAAAGACTTCTCAAAAGAAGCGAATGAGGATATGCGGCTTTATAATATGACAATGAAAGTCAATCGCTTAGAACTTCTGAAAGCAAAGATTGCTTTAGAACTTACAGGAGACTTTGATAAGCTTCGGGATTACTACGATGAGGTAATTACTGATGAAAGCATGAAAGAATTTGAACGGCTTGCCGGTATTCTTGGTAAGACCATTACAAAAGCAGACACAGTAAAGAGGGTGAAAGCAATCGTAGGAGCATCCTTCCACAATGCAACCTTTTCGGAACGTATCTGGGGACAGAAAGAACTATTAAAACTTGAGGTAGAGAAACATCTTCGTACAGCTCTAATACAAGGGAAAGGTTCAAGGGAACTTGCCAGAAGACTCAGAAAAGTATTTGGAGTCTCTCAGTATAATGCAGAGAGATTAATGACTACGGAGCTTCGAAGAGCGCAAACGGAAGTTGCAAAACAATCTTATGAGAAGAATGGCAATGAAAAGTATGAGTATATGGCAACGGGACCGCATCCATGTAAGATCTGCAAAGGATTAGATGGGAAGATATTTAATGTATCGGATATGATGCCGGGAGAAAATGCCCCACCTATGCATCCTCAGTGTCATTGTACTACTGGTCCAGCTCATGATATGGAAGATTATCATGCATGGCTAGATTGGCTTGATAAAGGTGGAACCACGGAAGAATGGGAACGCTTGAAAACACTTGGTAAATCTGATAAGATGCAGTTAACGAAGAAAGAAAAGAAAACACTTCTTGAATACAAGAGTTCAGCATCTTATAGAATTAATGAGCTACTAAGAAATCATAAAGATACAGATGAACTTCCAGAACAGGAACGAAAGTTTGTAGAAGAGTTAGATTCTGCTTTATCAAAGATGCCCCAATATGAAGGAAATCTTATACGGACAGTTGATTTTACGGCTTTTTCAGATAAAAATGAGAGAATTGAAAAATTTATGAAAGAGTATGTTGAAAATGAGACAGTCACAATAAATCAATATTGGAGCATGTCAAAAGAAAGAGGGTATAATGAAGATGCAGACATACAAATTTATGTTCAGTCCTCAAAGAAAGGAAGAGATATTAGTTCGATTGGCTTAGATGAAAAAGAAGTGCTTTATGAACGAAAACAAGAATTTTGTGTTGTAAAAACAGTGAATTACAACGGAAAATATTTCATACTTTTAAAGGAGCGATAGCGATGGGCTTAACAGCAAGAGAATGGATATGGCTGCCGCGAGATGAGCAGGAAAGAAGAAAAGGAGAATTATCTCAGCACGAATGTTTTTTACTTCGAACTAGATACGATGATGTACATCCTACGGAAAAGGAAAAAGCAAGTCTGACCCAGGAAGCAAAAGAGAGGATGCTACAAAAACCAAGTGAAGAAGAAATTCGAAAGTCAAAAGAAAGTGATTTAAAAGTAATGAAGATGTTTGGACTTATTCCAGAACAAGTGACATTTGAGGAATGGGAAAATGCAGGATATCCTATAGGATGGAAAAACGAGTGATTTTATCTGACTTACATTATCAATACTTGTAAGTTTTGATAATGGACAGATAGCAACGCAATATAGAGCGGACAGCTTTATCAAAACTTATTATCAAAAATAATGCCATCAATCATTGCGATTGGTGGTATTTTTATACGCATTTTTAAGAAAGGAAGAGGTAAAAGAACATGAAGAAATTATTTATTTCTCAGCCAATGCGTGGCAAAACAGACGAGGAAATCAAGGCAGAACGTGCCAAAGCAGTCGAAGCAGCATCTGAACTGGTGGGAGAACCGGTGGAAGTGATTGATTCGTTCTTTGAAAAAGCACCGGCAGATGCAAAACCACTGTGGTTTCTTGGAAAATCACTGGAGCTTCTGGCAGATGCAGACGTGGCCTATTTTGCCCTGGGCTGGAACGATGCCAGAGGCTGCATTATCGAACATGATTGTGCGATTGCATACGGAATCAAAAGCATTGTCGCATAGAAAGGCGGTGATCCAGAATATCTCCCACCGGCAGGGAATGACCGGAAAGAAAGGAGGACTTCTATTGATTGAAGTAAGTGTTCGAAAAAATCAAATCAAAGTAAAAGGACACGCTGGTCTTACAAAAAAAGGGGAAGACATTATATGTGCGGCGGTATCGATTCTCGCACAAAACTTAGTTAATTCTATTCAGAATTTGACACAGGACAAGATTACTTGTGTAATAGAGTCAGGAAAAGTAATCATAAATTTAGATTTTGAGAATCTATCAGAACAAACAAAAACTCTGATAGATTCTTTTTTTCTTGGCATTTGCAGTATAGCAAATGAATTTCCAAACAATGTAAAAGTTATGTAACTATTATTTGTCCGAAATGACATTAAACTACCCAGAGTGACGGTTCGGACTTAGTACGGAGCGGTACAGAAAGGAGCAATATGAGTAAATACAAATTAGATTTACAGTTATTCGCAGAAGGAGACGGCAGCGGAGCCGGAGCGGAAGGAACAAACGGAAACAACCAGGGCGGCGAAGGGAGTAAAGAAACCCGTAGCTTTGATGATTTTTTAGCACAGGAAGGGAATCGTGCAGAATTTGACCGTAGAACACAGGAGGCGATTCAGAAAGCAGTAGCAAATGAGAAGGCAAAGTGGAAGGCACTGACGGATGACAAGCTCTCAGAAGCAGAAAAGCTTGCACAGATGACCGAATCGGAAAAAGCAGAGTATCTTCGCAATAAAGAGAGAAGAGAATTTGAGGAAGAAAAGGCGAAATTTGAGCAGGAAAAGCTTCTTGTAGAAGTTCAGAAAGAACTGCAGGAGAAATCTCTCCCGTTAGGATTTGCAGAATCTTTAGCAACCATTATGGATGCAGAGAAGATTAAGACAGCGATTACAGATATTAAAAAGGTTTGGGATGCAGAAATCTCTGAGGCGATCAAAGCTAAGGCAAGGCAGACTCCTCCACATGACGGCGGGGGAACTCATGCCGGAGGCAGAAGCAGAAATGCAAGTATTGCCGCAATGGCCAAACAGAGCAGGATCATTAAATAAAAGAAAGGGTAGGAAAAATGCATAAAACAAAATTAGATTTACAGTTATTTGCTCCGGAATTTAATCCGAACAATGTAACGATGTATGAGAAAAAGGATGGGACAATCCCGGAGAAGTATAACACCTTAATCTTAAAAGACGTAATGGAAAACAGCAAGGTCATGCAGCTTGCAAAGTATGAAGAGATGGATGGTAAGGAAAAGGAATTTGAATACTTTGCCAAAGGACCGGGTGCCTACTGGGTAGGTGAAGGAGAAAAGATTAAGACATCAAAGGCACAGTGGTTAAAGGTAAAAATGGTTGCGAAGAAACTCGCTGTAATCATTCCATGTTCAAGAGAATATCTCCACTACAAGATGCCTGATTTCTTTGAGATTATGAAGCCAAAGATTGCAGAGGCTTTTTACAAGAAATTTGATGAAGCGGCAATCTTAAATATGGATAATCCATTTTCGCAGTCGGTAGAACAGTCAGTAGAGACGGCGGGCAATGAAATCAATGGCGATTTGACATATGATAATGTTCTTTCACTGGAAGACCTGCTTACAGATGAGAACTACAATGTAAATGCTTTCATTTCAACAAAGAGAAATAGAAGTATTTTAAGAAATGCACGCAAGATTGAAAATGGCGTTGTTTATGACCGCAGTAATAACACCCTTGATGGAATGCCGGTTGCAGATCTTGAATCTCTTGACAGAGGAACACTGTATGCGGGCGACTTCAATTATATGTATTACGGAATCCCGTTTAGTATGGATTATAAACTTGATGAATCTGCACAGCTTTCTACGCTTACCAATCCAGATGGCACACCGATTAACTTGTTTGAGCAGGAATTAGTTGCATTAAGAGCAACTATGGATGTTGGTTTTATGATTGTAAAAGATGCAGCTTTTTCCAAGTTAACAGCCGGTTCGCTGAAAACATTAAAAGTAACCAGTGCGACCGGAACAAAGGCTGGAGACACTAAGGTTACCGTAACACCAACAGCTACAGATAGTAATACATACAAGTATAAAGTTGGAGAAAATCTCGATATGCCTGTAAAAGGACAGAATGTGAAAGGCTGGACCGTATGGGATGGCTCCTCTGATATTACAGCAGAGACCGGAAAAGAGATTGTGATTGCCGAATGTGATTCCCGGTATAAAGTTGTTGGTGCAGGAAAGACAGAGGTAAAATCGAAAGCGGGTGCGTAAATGTATAGGGTGATCAAAGAATTTGCGGATTTAACAGATTATAAGAAAATCAAAGAAGGAAAAATTTATCATGAGTATTCTGTCGGGGACACATACCCCCGACAGGGCAAAAAAGTAGATGAAAAACGAATTAAAGAACTTCTTGGAGCAGAAAACGCAAGAGGAGAACCACTGATTGAAGCGGTACAGGAAGGTGATGTACAGTGACAGACATCGTTTTATTAAGCGATTTAAAGGAATTATTAGGACTCCCAGAAGAAGAACATAGTCTTGACCGAAGATTGACATTAATCCTTACAGGGACAAAGAAACGGTTGAAATTTCTCCTTGGAGGTTTAGATCCGCCAGAAGAGATGGACTATATTCTTTTAGATGTTTCAATTATCCGGTACAACAAACTTGGCTCAGAGGGGCTTTCTTCCCACAGTGTTGAGGGAGAAAGCCTTTCTTGGTCTGATAATGATTTCTCAGGATATATGGACGATATCAATGCTTATCTTGACGAACGAAACAAGAACAAAAGAAAAGGGGGATTCAAATTCTTATGAGGTACGGCACACAAGTATTTTTTCAGAAACGAGTTCCAGGGGCATATGATTTTGATACGGGAAATTACGAAGAGGATAAAATTCAGGAAACATTAAAATACGCCTCTGTCATGGACACACAAACAAAGATGCTTAAATTAGTCTATGGCAGCATAAAGCAAGAAAGTCTTACATTACACATTCAGAATCATTATAAAGAAAAATTTGATCACATCCGTATTGGTGAAAAGATCTATCAGGTTGATTACACAAGAAAGCTTCGGACAAAGCAGACGTTTATTGTGTCGGAGGTGGCTTGATGTCAGGAATCAAAATGATAGGGCTGGATGAACTCCAGAGAAAGCTGAAAGCAAACTGCAATCTAAATGATGTTAGAAGAGTAGTTCAGGTCAACGGAGATGAACTGAATGGAAAAATGAAACGGAAGACAACGACAGCATTTACGAAAGGGTATACGACTGGTGATACGGCCAACAGTATCAATACAGAGATACGGGATGACGGGATGACAGCAGCGGTAGGACCGACAACAGATTACTCGCCTTATGTAGAATACGGGACTCGGTTCATGCAGGCGGAACCGTTCGTAAAACCTAGTTGGGAAGAACAAAAAGAACTCTTTAAAAAAGACATGGATAAACTTGTGAAATGAGGTGAGAAGCATGGATCCACAGCAGGAATTGTTTTCATATTTACTGGTAGCATTAAAAGAGAAGTATCCAGACATAGGGATTTATGATTCTTTCCTTCCGCCGGAGGGGACTCCGTATCCTTTTATCTATCTGGCTGACTCTCATCAGACGGATGACAGAAATAAAGATATATCGTTCGGAAATGTCTTTCAGACAATCCATGTCTGGCATAACAATCCACGTCAGAGAGGGACGGTATCAGGTCTTTTATTAGGAATCAAAGAACTCTGCTATAGATTAGAATCAACAAAGAATTTCGGCTGGGACCTCCGGAACGCAGATCAGAGGATTCTGGCAGATACAACGACAGCACAGCCTCTTTTACATGGGGCATTAGAAATAGAATTTAAGTTCAATTAGGAGGTTGAGAATGAGAAAGTTAGAATTACAGCTTTTTGGAAATGAAGCGGTTCAGGGCAAAAAGTTAGTGTACCTGTATCGTATTTTATCAGAAGCGGCAAAAGAAAACGGAGCAACGCTGGCATTTACTACAGAAAATGGACGAACTAAATCAAAGGATGCAGATTCCACCGCCACAAAGGATGGCTCTATTCGAACACCAGGTGCGGCAGAAGTGGAGATTACGGCTACTTCTATTTTGAAAAAAGGAGATGCCCTTATTGGAAAATTAGAAAAAGCCCTGGATGATGATGCACTTGTGGAAATATGGGAAGCAAATCTGATGGAACCAGCAAGTAGCGGCAGCAATAAATTTAAAGGAAAATATTTTCAGGGATATCTGACAGAAATTGAATATACAGCTAATGCGGATGAGTTTGTAGAAGTGTCCCTCACTTTCGGTATCAATGGAAATGGGGAAGATGGAGATGTCACTGTTACTGCAAGCCAGCAGGAGCAGGCTTACGCCTTTGTAGACACACCAAAAACAGGAGCATAAAAGGAGAAAATAATAGATGTTTGAATTAGAAATGAATGGACAGGTATATCAGTTTAACTTTGGAATGGGATTTTTAAGAGAGATCAATAAAACAACGACAGTACCAGTAAAGGATATTCCTGGTAAGGTAACAAATATGGGAATGCAGTATGCATTTGCAGAACTGCTGGATGGTAATGTCGAGACCTTGTGCGATGTTTTATATATCGCAAATAAGTCACAGAGTCCTCGCTTGACGAAGGCGGCTATTGATACTTATATCGATGATGAGGGAACAGATATCGACGCGCTCTTTGATCAGGTGATTGATTTTTTAAAGAATACAAATGCTACGAAGAAAGAGACACAGACGGTCTTAAAGAGGGTGGCAGAGGCACAGGAACAGGAGAAACAGGAGAAATAGAAACCTTCGAAGAGATATATGAATGGATTGCCCTGGAGTGTTTTCGATATCTTGGATTTAAAACATTTGAGGAAGTGGACAGGCTTACAATCCCGGAATGGAGATTATTAAGAAAGGCAATCAAATTAAAAGAAGAAGAAAAAGACTATAGAAATCATTTGCAGGCGTTCCTGAACTTTAAAACGAAAGCAAGAAAGAAATCAGGAAGGCCTGTTTTTTCTACGTTTAAGAAGCTCTATGACCGTGAGGCGAGAATAAGAGAAATCATGAAAAAGGAAGAAAAAACAGATCGCTTTGCAAAGGTAAAACAGCTATTAAGAAGGGAGGAGTAGACAGATGGCGGAATCATACAGTGTAGAAGCTATACTTAGCGCAAGAGATGCAGGTTTTACAGCAGGAATGAAAGCAGCCAGGAAATCTACAGAATCCCTCGGATCCGTACTGAAAAAAGGGCTCGGCTTTGGTGCATTTGCGGCGATTGGAAGCAAAGTAACAGCCGTGGTCGGAAACAGTATATCTGATCTCATCGGTGGAATGAATGAGGCAAGTGCTACATGGAAAACATTCTCTGGGAACATGACGATTTCTGGAAAGACTACAAAACAGACGACAAAGGTGAGAAAGGACCTTCAGAAATTTGCAGAGCAGACGATTTATAGTTCCTCTGATATGGCTTCTACATATGCACAGCTTGCCGCAGTCGGAACAAAGAACACAACAAAACTCGTAAAAGGTTTCGGAGGACTTGCCTCAGCTGCCGAGGACCCGAAGCAGGCAATGAAGACTCTGTCACAGCAAGCAACGCAGATGGCGGCAAAACCTAAGGTGCAATGGGAAGATTTTAAACTGATGGTAGAGCAGACCCCTGCCGGTGTTGCGGCAGTTGCCAAGACGATGGGTAAATCCACGCAGCAGATGATTAAAGATGTGCAGGACGGCAAGATATCCACAGAAGAATTCTTCGATGCAGTAGCAAAAACTGGAACGAATAAGCAGTTTACCAAGATGGCAACAGAGTATAAAACGGTAGGGCAAGCAATGGACGGACTGGCAGAAACAGTCAGCAATAAGTTACAACCAGCGTTTGATAGTGTTTCATCTGTAGGAATTAAGGCAGTTAGTGCAATTACAGACTCGCTTGATAAGATAAACGGGAAGGCTATTGCTAAAAAAATAGAGCCGTTTACAAAGTCTATAAACAGCGTTGCAACAGCTTTTTCTAAAAATGGAATTAACGGTGCCATATCAGAAATTACAAATCAGATAAGTAAATCAAATGGAGCGGTAAAGCAATTTGGAGCAGCGGTGTCGGCTGCCTTCGTGGTTACACATTTGAATGATTTTCTGAATACATTCAAGAGTGTTACGGAAGGAATGGGAAAGGTAAAGTTTCCGGATTTTTCAAAAAAGATGGACTTTTCTAATTTTTCGAAGAATGCCTTAAAGAAAACAAGAGGGATTAAGAAATCATTTGCTTCGCTGGGAACGGGGATAGATGAATATGGTTCTAAGATAGCGATGTCTATGGAAGCTATAAGTCCTAAATTATCAGATACGGGAATTAAAATATGGGAAGTATTTTCGAAAACGGGTGAAAAAGCTAGTGCATTTGGAAAAACTCTCTCAAAGGGGCTAACGTCAAAACTTAAAGGGATTTTTAAAATCTTTTCAACTTTAGGAAGTAAGGTAAGCACGATTCTTGCATCGTTTCAACAAATATTCGCCGGAGTTTTAGGCATTGGTGGAAAGATGGTAAACGGACTTACTTCTATGATGGGATTAGCATTAAAAGCACTTATGCCAGCAGCACTGGTAGCGGCAGTATTGGCAGGATTCGGTCTCTTATATCAGCAATTTGGAACGCAAATAGACCAGATGCTTGCTTTAGCGCAGACGAAAGGTCCGCAAGTTATAAGTAATCTTGCCAATGGAATTTCATCAGCTTTGCCTGGCTTGATTGTATCTGGTGCACAGCTAGTAACTGGTTTGATGGATACAATCACAGCAAATCTTCCAGCAATAATTTCTGGTGGCACACAAATTATATCCAACCTTGTAAGCGGACTTTCTAGTGCTGCCCCGTCCCTCATCGCTCACGCTGCCATGATGATAGGACAATTTGTGATAAGTATAGGAAGTGCCTTACCACAGCTTATTACAACAGGAATGCAGTTAATAGCATCTTTAGCACAAGGACTAGCATCTTCATTACCTACATTAATTAGTTCGGCAACACAGGCAGTTACAGCCTTTATAGGCGGTATTGGACAAAATCTTCCACAGATCCTTGCAACGGCGGTTCAGATTATTGTTGCATTAGCGCAAGGACTCATTACAGGAATCCCTCAGATTATAGCGGCGGTTCCTCAAATCGCTTCGGCATTAGTCGGTGCAATTATGAGTACAGACTGGCTTCAAGTTGGAAAGAATGTTGTATCTGCTATAGGGCAGGGATTGACAAATGTGAAGAATTGGTTTACTGGAGGTAAAAAAGGTGGTCAGGAAACTTCCTCAGGTGTAGCTTCTGGAATTAGTTCTGGCTCAGGACAAGTAACTTCGGCAGCAGAAACTGTGACAAATAATGTAACAAATAAGTTGAAGTCAGGTTCTGGTGCAGCAAAAAGTGCAGGAAATACAGTTATTAATGGATATAGCAGTGCAATAACTAACGGAGCAGGGAAAGTGACAGCAGCAGTTTCTAACTCTACAGCAAAGATTACTGGCTCTATGAAAAAGTCTGGTAATGCTGCAAAGAGTGCTGGAAAACAGACAGGAAATGGTTATACAACAGCTTTGAGGTCAGGATTGAATAAAGCCCCTAATGTTGCATCCTCTGCCGTATCAAAGGTAAATGCAAAGTTGCGTTCTGGCCGTTCTGGGGCACATGCTGCAGGTGCTTATATCAGCCAAGGTTTTGCACAAGGAATGAGTTCTTGTCTGGGACAGATTGAAGCAGCGGCATCCAGAATGGTAGCGGCAGCGGACAAAGCAATCCGGGCGAAAGCTAAAATTCATTCACCATCGAAAATGACAGAAAAAGATGGTAAATTCATGGGAAGTGGTTTCGCAAAAGGAATTAAAAAAAGTACGGGAAAAGTAAAGAAAGTAAGCGAGAAGCTTACCAAGGCAGCTCTACAAAAGAAAAAGACAAATGTATATGCAAAGGCTATAAAATCAAAAGTTTCCCATGGAATCAAGGCAGGCTTAAAGAGCGTAAAGAAAAAAACAAAGAATCTTCTTGGTTCATCCAAAACGACTCTATTGAAAGCTAACCAGAATCGACAATATGAAGACATGGCAAGTAAGGCAATAGATAAGTACAAGACAACAATCAATAAAAAAGTTTCTTCTACAACGAAAAGTTTAAAGAAGAAAGTTGATGCAGTCACAAAGTCTTATCAGAAAAAGTATAAGAAAAATGCGAAGCTGAAAAAGGCATATACAAACGCAGGGAAAGGTTTAAAAGAGAAAATCACAAAAAAGATAAAGACACAGGGAAATGCGGCAATTAAAGCAGTAGATGCAACCCTTACAGCTCTTGGAAAGAAGTATCAGACAAAATATGATGCGATTGCAAGTGACCGTTCCAATTTCATTTCTAAGATGTCTGATTACGGAGATTTATTCAAATCAGATGATTACGGCTTTATCTCTCTTGTTGACTTTAAATCTCAGACAAACCAAATCAATGCTCTTGCAAAAAACATGGAACATTTAAAGAAAGTATTGCCTTACAACATGATGAAGGACATTCAGGCACTCGACACTGCACAGGGACTTAAGTATACGAATGAACTTCTCAAAAAAGGAGACACTTGGTTAAAACAATATGGTAAGGATTATACAAACTTCATAACAACAGCGAAAAAGAATGCAAATGCTTACTATCAGCCGTATGTCACAAAGCTTGATACAGAGTATGTCAACGCAGTAACAAAAGCAATCAAAGACTTGCAGAAAAAGATGAATGTTATTGGAACACAGGCATCAAAAGGCTTAGTAAAAGGAGTTTCTAATAAGAAGAACACAAAGAAGGTGAAAAAAGCTTCAAATAAGCTTGCTTCTACAGTTCCAAAGACGGCAAAGAAAAAACTGAAAGTTCATTCACCGTCAAGAGTAATGGATAAGATTGCATATTATACCGGTATCGGTTTTGTAAATCGTTTAGAAGCAATGAGAAAGAACGTGCAGTCTGCTATGCAGGGAATCGTAGATGTTCCGGCACAGATGGCACCATCCTTCGCAGGAAACTTTAACGGGGAGTTATCTTCTGATTATGAGTATTACACAAAAGCAGAGTATACCGTAAATGTGCCGCTTGAAATCAACGGTAAAGAATTTGCCAGGGCAACAGCACAAGATACAATGGTAGAGCAGAATCGCTTACAGCGTAGAAATAACAGGAAGAACGGAAAGGTCTAGGAGGGTAGATATGTTATATAAATTCATAGATACAACAGAATATCAGGATGAGATAGCATTGCCCTCTGAGGCGATGAACTTCAATGGGGTATTTCTTGAAAATGAAGTAGAGGGATACAGGACTTTGTATGTCTCAGGCAGGGAATCTCTTGCACCAGAGTTAGATTTTTATGACTCTGGTGCAAGACATGGAAAAAAGGTCAAAAGCAGAATGTTTCAAGAGAGAGTAATCACGGTAGGGTATCAGTTAATGAGTCCTACCGCTTTTGATTTTCGCATGTCATACAACAAAATGGCTCAGATTTTAAATGTATCTTCTGCAAAGATGATATTTTCAGATGAACCAGACAAATATTTTATCGGAACCCTTACCAGTATGGGAGAGACAGACCCCGGAAAACTTTGTATAACAGGAGAGTTAGAGTTCACCTGTCCTAATCCATTTAAGTATTCTGTAGAAGAGAAGATTTACAAATTGTCGAGTCTTAGCAGGATATATTACGAAGGTACGCAAGATTGCTATCCAGAACTCCGTTGGAACATAAAAGGTAATACCGGATATGTAGCCGCCTATAAAGACAGTGCAGATATAATCATACAGATTGGAAATCCATCTGAAAGTCAGGCTGCAAGTAATACATTTGCTGCCGGCGACATTGTAGTAGCAAAATGTGGAGATGCCTCTATTTTCGTAAATAATAAGCAGAAAGATATCTTAGGAGCTATCGGAAATGAGTGGGAATCCTTTTATTTAAAGCCGGGGGATAACGAGATTGGAGTTCTTGCTTCAGAATGGGCGCAAACGCCTGACGTAGAAATGATTATCCGGGAGGTGTGGCTGTGATACTTTATTTCACTGACAGAAATTTAAACGTCATAGGAAAAGCATCAACAAGCCTTCCTAAGGGCCATGGAATTATAAACGATACAAAAGTAGAAGATATCGAAACAATGACTGTATCGTTTGAATGTGACGTTCTATACGAAGATAGTTCACAGGAGGTAGAAAGCTATACAACCCCAGGCAACTATGTTTTAAGAAAATGCAAGAGAGATAAGGATATCTTATTTCAAATCATCGAAGCGGAAAAGGATGACGATGCAGGAACGTGGCATATTTACTGTGAAGATGTCGGCTTAGATTTGTTAGATGAAGTTGCATTAAAAACAAATAATGCAAAGAATTTGACAGTTACGCAAGCAGTAAATAATACGATCATAGGCAGCGGCTATGAGATTGGCATCAATAAAGTGACAGATAACACAACAAAGTTATGTGAGTTCTCTGAACAGACACGCTCTGAACGATTAAAAGAAATAGCAGAGTTATTCGAGGTAGAGCTTGATTATCGTTTTACTCTTAGTGAGGACGGACACACAGTAAATCATAAATACATAGACATTTACAAGAAACGTGGTAGTAACAATGGTGTATTTCTTCGTAAAGGAAGAGATATAGACAATATCACGATTACAAAATCTATTGAAAATCTTGCAACCTCTCTATATGCCTATGGAGATGCAGACGATTCTGGAGTGCCGGTCACCTTAGATGGTTATAAGTATGATGATGGAGATTTTGTTGTAGCGGCTCAGACATTTGATGATAGAGATGGAGACGGCAAAGCGGATACGGGATATTGCTTACAGTCCAGAAAGGCTCTTGAAAAGTGGGGGCGTAGCGTCAACGGCACAAAGAGGCATATCACAAAGCTTTACAATTTAAACACTGTCA